TGCAAAGCACTTGAACTTGCAAAAAGTCATCCAGAATGGGAATGGACGCTCATTGTGGAAGATGATATTGCTTTCAAAGAAAATCCATGGAATGAAATTAGACTAGCTTTAGAAAATGCAACTCCGGATGTGCTTATGATTGCCAGAGGTGCATCGATTGTACATGAAAGAAGGCATGATAGTAGCAACAATTTATGCAAAGTCAAAAGTGCCTGCGTTGCAGCCGGATACATCGTTCATCGCAACTACATTCCAACGCTCCTAGAAAACATTTATGAATCAATCGAACACTTCATACAACCTAGTGGGAATGTTATTGACCATCCCCACGATGTTTACTGGTATTCAATTCAAGAACGTGATCGATGGTATACATTTCAAGAAACACCTGCATGGGCACTTAACGCTGACAGCGATATACGCTAGTGAGTCCGGCGAGTCTTCCGACCACCGTGCGAGCGTGCAGGAATTAATCTAAATAAGTGTTCCTGCTTTGCTCTAGATGGCAACTTCCAATGCGGCCGCAATGTGTTGCGTTTTGAGGTAATTGCACGAGCAAGTTGTTCACCGAGTATCGCGTTAACCCTTGCCTTCTGTTTTCTGCGAAGAATTATCTGAGCTTCACTTAACCCTCGTCCTTGTAGAAATCTACGCGAACGAGGAGTTTCAAAGTACTTCTTGTGTACAGATCGGCCGCCACCGCGGCCACAAATGACAACCTTGCGTGTTTTCATTTACTTCTACGTGTGAAGATATTACGTCTATACCTGTGAGCCCTTCTCCGTCTTCTTGTTCCACCGGGTTGAAAACGCTCTGGAGGATCTCGCGGTCTCTCTCCTCTAGCTGTACTATCTGCGATTATCTTTGCACGTATCTCTGCAGCGGCCGCATGGAGTCTATCAAGTTCTTCTAGTTCAGATGGAGTAGGAAGAGGGGAGCCAATATACCGTTCCATAGGTATACTACTCTTCTCAAACCATAACGCCTTTAACGGATCAGACGCCAGAATCTTATATCCGTTTTTCATATGTGCCTTTGCAATCTTGCGTTCTGGGTCCACAATAGACATGAGCGTTGAACGTATAGGTTTTCCAGTTGTTCGTTTATCAGCTAATACACCCTCTTCAAACCCTCTGTTCATAAGAGCAAGGAGCCCGGGTCTGGTGCATACAAAATATCGTTCGACACTATTGTCAACATCTGGTCTGTTATCTTTGTATAGTATCCCACCTACGATCTCCCCAGACGGAAGAACAAGCCGACCGAACATCGCTTTTGGGTTGACTGCCCCTAAAGGAGCTGGATCATCTGCAGTGGGCCTACGATCTGGAATGAGTAGGTCCTTCAACTCTAACCCCGAGCGTCCGCATATAGGTGTGAGTGCTTTGTAGAAGTTATTTCGAACATCTATTGGTATTGATGAAAGAGAGTCCAATACATAACGTGGCTCAGCCATTATATAGTTGACTGTTTTTTTGTGATTAGGAGGTCTTCGACTGTGCAAATTCAACATTCTTCTGTAGCCTAGGAATCTGACCCATGTCATTGCACGTTTGAAGAGCCTTTTGAGTGCATTCAAGTGCAACTGCAGGATGACCGGTATAATATGCAATTACACCCAGTTCATCCGCATACTTCCACGAGTACGCTACCTGTGAAACAAACAAATGGGCCGAGTTCATCTTTACGTCCTTAAACGCGTATCCAAGTGCAAATACTTCTTGTTTGAATAAATCTCTCGCTCTGCACCACGCGAGTACTTCGTAGACTGCTTCACGACGTTCGGGAACAGCATCCTGTGCACGCCATGCGTATTCGAGTTTCTTTCTCAGATCGGGTGTCAGTTGGATAAGGTTGACAAAGGAAATGTAGTTCTCCTCAATCCATCCCGGGAATTCAGCACGTAACGTATAATATTCGATCGCCTTCTCAATCTGTCCAGAATCCTTATAGGACTGTGCAAGGTAGAAAAGTGTGCGTGCTCTATCGGTCGCAGGATTTGTATCTAGTTCGGTCTGGAGAAGCTTGGCATCATTTGCATACTTCTGGGGATCCTGTGAACGACATCCTTCTGTGCGTGCAACAACTCGAATAGTTGTTGGCAGACATTCTGTGGGATGAGGGTGGCCAGGACAGTTTGCATACTCGTGAACTGCTCCGACATATTCCCATGGAAATTTCAGATTAAAAAGCTGGGGACGTTGTTGAACCATTCCACCGTGGGATACAGTAACACGATATGCAGTTTGGGAATCCTTTTCAAGTAAGCTTCGATCCAGGGCCCATCCGTCGAGCTCTTCGATACTGTCATCTGCGTCCAAAACCCACCCCCACTCCATATGTGCTCTTGCAAGTTCAAATGCCTCTGTCCGATTATGACCAAAGTTCACCCAGGGTTTCTCATATAGAAAACCGGGCTTTCCAAGTTCCTCTGCGACAGATCGGATAATATCCATCGTCGTGTCCGTCGACCCCGTGTCGACAATACACCATGTATCGAGAATCTTCAATGCAGAACGAAGACTGCGTTCTATAACTGCGGCCTCATTCTTAACGATCATAATCACACCTGCACGCATTTGAAGTATCTATTACGGAGTCTCTCAAAATGGATGTTCTGCTTGTTTGTGTATGAGGGATGGTATACACAATGTTCGCTGATCCTGTAGTGACTCGCGAGCAGATTGAGAACTATGCACGTCTGGTTTCTGAGCGACTTGGACCGGGGTTCTCTGAGAGGGTGTACCACACCGCTCTTGAGTACCATCTTAAGTCACAGGGCATTCCGTTCGAGACGGAACGCGTTCTTCTAGTTCCTTACATGGATGTTGTCGTTGGAACGGTTCGTGCTGATCTTGTTGTACGCAACCACCTGATTGTTGAACTCAAGTCAGTTCCTCGTATTCGCGATGAGCATATTTCTCAGTGCAGGATGTACATGCGTTTGATGGGAATCGACGAGGGTCTTGTAATCAATTTCGCAACAGATGGTACTCTTGAGTTTCGGACAGTCGGGCGAATTGGCTCAGCGGCTGACATTATTAATGTGGACCTCAACAACCTTCCTATCGTCTAAGTGTCCGCTTGCGTCTACCGACATGACGACGGCGAGTTGATCGCCTTCTTCTACGTCCACCTTCTGGTGCTCCTATTAACTTACGAATTTTTTCTGTAATCGTCGTAATCTCCTTTCGAATTCTGTCTATCTCACTACTAACATATTCTAATGCTCTTTCTTGTTCACTACCTTCAGCTTGACTATTTCCAACCTGCGATTCAGACTGAGGACCTGCAGCTGCAATCTTTTCTGCTGCAACCGCCGTCCTTAAGTCAATTTCTGAAAGAACGAGAGACGTAACTTCCTTCTCTAAGGCTTCTCTACTATCTTGTAATTTAGTCAGTGCTTCATCACTAATTCCAGAACCTGCGGCAGCTGACATTTACTTATGTCTACGACTAGTTTTCCGTCCCCGGCGTCTACGCCCGCGTGTCTTACGACGACGTCCACCATCGACAACAGGTTGAGGATCATTTTTATCATCGACAGCAACTGGATCTCCCCCATCAAGAGGAGTAAAGACCCAGTAGAATTTAGTCCCGAGTTCTGTCTGTACTCCTAGTGCAGCAGTATCGGAATCGAAGAGGAAGGTTTTTCCACCAAGATACTTTGCAACTGGCGGCTGTCTAATATCTGCACTTTTCATGATTCTATCAGCGTTGATCATGTGAGTATACCCGGGCTTCGGTTTAACAAAGTACTTCTTTCCCACTTCAAGAGGTGGCATTTATTAAACGCTCTGAATAAATTCCCATTTCAAGTAGTCACAGATCTTCTTCCAGATCTGATCGTGCGATATGAGCCTGTCCCGCGACTTGAGTAAAGGAAAGTAGATCTTGTACTCATCCAGTTCGAGTAGTTCAAAGAACTTGTAGAGAATGTACGAATACGAAAGGAAGTTAGTACGATCGTTTGGACAATACAGTAAAAAGGGTGCTTGGATTTCCTGGAACATTGCACGGACCTTCTCTTCAATTTCAGGCGTAATGGTTGGAGGAGGATTTCCATTCAAACGACTCAGAATATGTGCAGCATGTTCGTAATAACTGTTACGTCCTAGCTTCTTTAGAATTTCCCGAATTTGGCCTTCATCAAGAGATGCCACATTCTGAATTCGCCGTTTCTTCAGTTCAAGAATCACTTCATGAATCACATCTTCTGGAATGTCAGTCGATTCCTTTGCTTGGAACTGATTGAGAATTTCGTTCAGGTGATTGATCTTCTTATATGCATAGTTGTTGCGTTCTTTGGGAGGGTCGCGAAAGCTTGGAAAATCGGAGACGACCATTGCACATTCTTCCGATCCACAGCGTGGACACACTAGAATTCCTTCGGATGCAATCTCTTCGCGTGCAATATTGCATTGAGAACAGTGTTCTGTCATCCGTTTAACTCCTTCAGAATTATCGGGTAATCCCAGACCCATTCTGGAAATGTATTCGTCAAAGATCTTCTTTTTCGACGGAGGTTCGAAAGAATCTGCAGTCGATATAAACTTATCGAACGTGGTTGAATGACCGCTTTCAATCTTGATCATTGGCTGGACCTTCTTCTTGGGTTGTCCACAATAGTAATCAAGCATAAGATCTCCATTCTTAATATAGTATGATTCTACCCGTTCCGTTTCAGACAGTTGCAGTCTCAATGCATCTTTCTTCTGTTCGAGACGAGTAAGTTGAATCACTTGGTCAACAGAGGGCTGAATTCCCAAAATTGATTGATGCCTGTTGATTGTTTCCTCGATATCTGCAAGTTCTGATTTAAGTTGGTCAATATGTTCCGGGGTTGCTCTTTTCAATAAATCAACAACGTGTTGCTGATGTAGTGAATCAAAAGTCCCAAGTATATCTAGTTGTTTATGAGCGGGGGTTTCTCTAACCTTCTTCACTCTGAACACGTCCATTTTTATGAGTCAGTGTGTTGATCGGTGTAAGCTAGTGTTTGCGGGTCCCACGACCACGTCTGTGACCGCGGCGGCGCTTTGTCCGTTTATTACGCATGCTACGCCTTCTCCGCCGGCCACCCTCTTTAGACTCTGACGCCTTAGAGTCTGACGCAGCTCCGGCTCCGGCTCCGGCTCCGGCTCCGGCTCCGGCTCCAGCGGGCCCTTCGTCATCACCTTCGGTGTCTGCATCAGATCCAGATGATGCATCGATGAGTTCAGCGACTCTAGGTGCAACCTGTCCGACCTTAGCAATAATTTTCATGATAAGTCGGGGCTTTCCACCAGCCTGCGGGGGAACACGAGCAAGATCCATCAGTACTCGTAGTGCAGCAGTACGATCAGCTGGATTCTCCATGAGTGCCCTAGCAGCTGCGTCGCCATTTTGAGCGTTTTCTGCTATGTATGCCCACATCATTCGTGTAAGTTTCAGACCAATAAGACCAATGCCGATCACTGCAGCAGACTGTGCATTAGAAGTCACAATCTCAGCTGCACCTAAAACTGGGTCGATTAATGTCTCGACAAACCCAGGTGTTCGCACTGCAATTGCAGAGATAATTGACGTGATCGTTGCACCAATTAATCCGTTTGTTCCTTTTGCTACATCTTTGAGTACCATCACTCCTCCAGCTACTGCGGCAGCTTTGGAGATCGCTCCCTTGATTGAGGCCGTAAGTACAACCGGATCAACTGTTTCTACTCGTCCTTCAATGTTCTGAATCGCAGTATCGATATTGTTGTACATAGTTGTAAGGACTCCACTTCCAATTTTGCATATTGCCCGAACAGTGTCGCGAACGCTCAGCGTCCACGCTCCTCCATGCATTCGGCGTCTCCGACCACCGGCAGGTGCAGGTGCACCTCTCGCTAAGAACGTATCTGCTATCGAAGTAAAGAGAATGAACTGTTCGACCTGATCGGCGGGAGGAAGTCTGCATGACTTAAATTCGTCCTTCTTAAGTTCAGCTTGTACTTCTGCAAACCTCTTGTCAAACCATTTTGTTCTAGGCATTCTAAAAACGAGTGCAGCAACTGCAGCCATTTCGTCGTCGCTATATTGACCCGAAGCTCTGGCCGCCGCCCACTCTGGATCAACTTGCATTGAAGAAGAACTCGAACTCGAACTGGACGACATTTGATTATATTCATCTTAGAAACTATTCCTTGAACGCAAGACCAAATAACAACAGTCCAAGAGCAAGACCGTAGAGTGCTTGCGAGTAGAAAGGATCGTCTTTAACTAGTGGTTCAAATGAAGAATGAAGAAGAGAGAAGGACTCAATGCCGGGCGACGTAACGGGTGCAGTTGTGGCCGGTTGACACTTCTGAAGACTTTGTTCGAGACCAGGTACTAGATAATAAGCTTTATTTCCAGATGAGTTTCCTGCACTGTCTGTTGTCGGACACGAATACGCCTTGCATTGCGGAACACCTGGCAGCATAAGTGCATGAAAAATTGTGATCGGATTGGTCGCAACTAGATCTCCCATCATTCCTGGAATGATACCGTCAAATGTATTCAGATCTCCTCCTAATGCAGTTCCGAGACTTGGAAAATCTGCAGCAATATCGCTTCCTTCCATTCGGTTATTCACAAACGTAGACCGAGGAACTGTCTTTCCATTGTTTGGATCGTTTGGATCTGTAACAATACACGAGCCACCTGAATCAGAGAAATATTGATTTCCAAGTACCGGTCCGAGTGTAAGATTTCCCACGTAATCGCCGATAGCAGTTGCATTCGTTACAACTTGATCCATCGATCCGTTCTGTCCAACTCCCTTTGATCCGGGAGTTTGAATTCCAGCTGTATAATCAAATGTCGATGCATGTGGCGGGGGTACTGTTGGGTCTAATGAATCCCAAATGGACATGGCCTTGCATTGTAGTGTCACTTTTTCTTGGAGATTTCAAGGAGCTGTTTGTTGAATTGCGGGTTTGTTAGAATACATGGACGGTGTCGTGCTGCAAACCCAACAACATCTTCAATTTGAACATTGTACTTTCTCAGCACATATGCAATCGACATGGACACACTGCGATTCATTCCTGCATGACAGTGCACGTATGTCCTTCCCTTTGATGAATCGAGAGCAGCTGCAAACTGTGCATATACACGATTCAGCGACTCCTTTTCCGAATCATCCATAGGGATATACTTATATCGTTTTCCAAATGAAAGACGTGCCCATCGCGGACATGCGAGTTCTTCGGCGACATTGATAATATTCTCGATTTCGTTCGTCTTGACGAAAGAGGGTGTAAGATATGCTCCCGGACCCACAAGTAGCGTAGGCGTGAGCGGGATTGGCGGATCACTGAACGGACCCCTAGACATATGCCGTATAGATGCAAGAAATGCCTCCATGATTATCTACCCTTTCTTCTGCGAATAACTTTATCTAAAATAGACTCACCCATTAGGCAATGAATGAGTTTATTCGAAGTAAGTCGGTTGAACTAGCAGAACAATTCTTTCGGTTCATCTTTTTCTGGGAGAAGGATGACATTCGAATCGGTCATCTGATCCGATGGATTCATCATGCAGTCATGTATTGCATGCTCGTGATGATTATCGTAACCCACACATTACTACCTCAATCTCTTGTGCTTCTTCTTTCCGTCTATATCTGTGTTGTCCTCATTTGGATCCAACATATTATAACTGGTGGATGTTTGGTGTCTAAAGTTGAACAGAAGTTGCTAAAGGATACAAGCAGTTTCGTCGACCCGTTCTTGGAGCTCTTTCACATTCCAATTACACCCGAATCAACGGTTGGAGTTACGATCATGGGAAGCACATTGGTTGTCGTCATACTTGG